CCAACGCTTTGAAGAAGTCAAGTACAACAAACTTGTGAAATTTGAACAAGAGGCACGTGGCTTCTTTTGGATTCCTGAAGAAGTATCCTTGACCAAAGATGCCAACGACTTTAAAGAATCAAGTGACACTGTGAAACATATCTTTACATCAAACCTACTACGCCAAACAGCCTTGGACAGTTTGCAAGGACGTGGACCAGCACAGGTGTTTACTCCTGTGGTGGGCATTCCTGAACTGGAAGCACTAATGTACAACTGGAGTTTCTTTGAAACCAACATTCACAGTAGAAGTTACAGTCACATCATCCGCAACATCTACAACGTGCCCAAGGATGTGTTCAACACAATTCACGACACCCGAGAGATTGTGGACATGGCGTCTAGTGTGGGCAAGTACTACGACGAGTTACACAGAATAAATTGCCATAAAGAATTAAGCAGTGAAATGACAGGTATGGTTCTCGAACAAGAACACATTAAGGCCATATGGTTGGCACTCAATGCCAGTTATGCACTAGAAGCATTCCGCTTTATGGTATCGTTTGCCACAAGTTTAGCCATGGTAGAGAACCGTATCTTTATTGGCAATGGCAACATCATCAGTTTAATCCTGCAAGATGAAATCCTGCACAAGGATTGGACTGCTTGGATCATCAATCAAGTTGTGAAAGAAGATCCGCGATTTGCCGCTGCCAAGGCAGAATGTGAAGCTGAAGTGTACCAATTGTACCTGGATGTGATTCGTGAAGAAAAGGCCTGGGCCGACTACTTGTTCCAAAAAGGTCCTGTGATTGGACTCAACGCCAACATTCTCAAAGACTTTGTGGACTACACAGCAGTGGGCGCACTCAAAGAAATTGGTATCAAGTACTTGGAGCCTGCACCTAGAAGCACACCTATTCCTTGGTTCATGAAGCATGTGGACACGTCGAAGAAACAATCTGCACTGCAAGAGACAGAGTCGACTAACTATGTTATTGGCGTCATGAGTGATCAACTGGACTACGACGAATTACCAAATCTATAAGGGAAACAAATGAAAGCAATAATCTGGAGTCGAGACCAATGCGCCTTCTGCGAGCAAGCCAAAAGCCTGTTGGAAATGAAAGGCATTGAATACGAAGTGCGCAACATCAGTCACGACTGGACACGTGAACAACTGTTGGAATCTGTGCCCACTGCACGTTCCGTACCACAAATCTTTTTGGACCAAGAATATGTGGGCGGATTCCAGGAACTGCGTCAAAGGTTGATGTAATGCCACAATTCACATCAGACTGGTTCAGCAATGGCCTGGTCAACTTTGAATACATCAAAGATTACCTAAGAAAAGAAAACCCCATCAACGACATATTGGAAATAGGCAGTCACGAAGGTCGTAGCAGTTGTTGGATGCTAGAAAACATGCTGAGTGACACAGGAACCATTACCTGCGTTGATCCATTTGCTGATCGTCCTGTGACAGCATTTGCACTGGACTCAATTCCTGAAGATCGCGGCATTGAACAAATTTTTCGTGCTAACACAGCAGAAGTTAAAAAACCTGGCCAAACAGTAGAAGTCCTCGCTGACATGAGTTTTCCTGCACTGGCACAACTGATTGTGGATAAAAGACAATATGATTTCATCTATGTGGATGGCAGTCATCATGCCGACGAAACCCTAGCAGATGCTGTGATGTGTTTTGGCATGTTGCGTCCAGGTGGCGTGATGTTGTTTGATGATTACTTGTGGGACGCAGATCCAAGATATCTAGCACGGGCCAAGGCCAGCATTGATGCCTTTGTAAACATGTTTTATGATAGACTCAAACTGGGCCTGGTAAATTATCAGTTGGCAATAGTTAAAAAGGAATTAGAATGAGCATTGAAACAGGAAAAACATACACCATGCGCATGGGCTATGGTGAAGAGATAGTGGCAAAAATCACAGCATATGACAGCAGTACTCTCACCCTGAGCAAGCCTGTGGCAGTGGTGCCCGGACAACAAGGTATACAACTGATGAACAGTTTGTTTACAGCAGATCCTGAGGCAGATGTCACGGTAAATAGATCTAGCGTGGCCATGATTGCTCCTGTACGTGAAGACGTTGGGGACAGTTATCTGGAAGCTACAACAGGCATCAAGCCTGTGCGCAGCAAAATCTTAATGGGATAAAATGCCAGCAGTACAACGACAAGGTGATCCAAACAGCTCAGGGGGTGTCAACACCTCAGGTGTGGCGTCAGTGCGTGTGAATGGACGTCCTATAGTTGTGCCTGGAATCAGTGTCACACCGCATCCTTGCTGTGGACAACCTGGTTGCGGCATACATTGTTCAGCAGTTACTTCAGGTGGGTCGGGCTCAGTACGTGCCAGCGGACGTCCTGTAATCCGCGATGGTGATAGTGATACCTGTGGGCATCCACGCACAGCAGGATCTGCTTCTGTGAGGGCAGCATAATGGCTGACTCAATTGCAACACCACTACAACTGTGGGCCGGCGTGGGCATGTACTCAGGCAACGCTATTACGGCCAACACACAACTGGCCAACAATGTGGCTGCTTACAATGCCTTAACTCCCATAGCCAGTTTGATCTACACTATTGGACAAGCTGCCAGCAATGTGTCATTGAGCATTGGTGCAGGTACCTTGGCCAACCTTAAAACAATTGGCAGCAATGTTTCAGGAAATTATTGTCCTGCACTAGGTGACAGTGTGCCCAGCAACGTGTCCTGGACTGTGGGCAATGCAGGTTATGCCACTAGTATAAGCACAGCCGCCAGTACCTACTTGGGAGGCGGAGACTTTGGTAAATTTGCTCAAGCATTTGGTGCCGCACAAGGCTATATCAGTCTGACCAATGGTATCATCAACAGCGCAGTCAATGTCAACAGTGATGATTTCCTTGGTCCTACGTATGCTGGCATGGACAATTTGATCTCTGGCGATATAGGAAAAGTTAATTTGGCTTTCCCGGCATTTGGTGCAGATCTGGCCAACATTGGCTGCGCCGTGAAATTTTCAAGGGTTGACAGAATTGGCACGCCAGCCAGTTTGTTGCAAAATCTTGCTGAATGCGGCAACATAATAAATGGATCAACCCCTTGCGTGACCACAGCATTACAAGCACAAAGATTGTCAAATCAAAACATTGCTGATCTTGTGAACAACAATGTACAGAGTTTATTCAATCCCAACGGTCTTACACAAAATCAATTTGATGTACTACAAAGACTGGCTTATCCGGCCTTGGTCAATGTCACTGGTGATTGTTTGACCGAAGTGTTATCAATTTTGGACTGTACCACACCCAACATTGCCACCATGGCCGATTTGCTTAATCCTGTGAAATTATACCCTACCAGTTTTAGCAGTTTGACACTGCCCACCCCTGATGGTCCTGTGTTGATCTACAACACCGATGGCAGTGTCAACAGTGCGATTGAGCCTATATTGAATTCTGGCACAGTAAGCCCCATTGGTTGTGATGATTTGGCCAAGATTGTGCCATCAGCACAGGCACAGGCCAACCGCGCACTGCAAATTGCTTATCAACAGATCAAAGGCATACGGGGCACAGCCACACAACAACTTGCGGCAATACTGCAATGACCACACTCACACAAACAGCAGCCGAAACAGCAGCCTACACAAAGAAGTTGAGCACACTCAAAGGACTTGATCTAATCAATGGGCCTTCGTCTACACCTGTGCCTGCCGCAGTGCCCACGTATTATCTTTCACAATTGGCCAAAGGATCAGGACCCAACGGCACATACTTGACCACAGACTTTTTTGGTTCAGCAGCCGGCATTCCATACAATGAATATTTGCCCACAGTGACATCAACCCTAACCACACAGCTTGCGGCAGGCACATTGACCACACTGAACACAGTGTATTCACAAATGGTCAGTGTGGTCACAAGTGCTTTTGGTGTGCCGCCTACCATAACAATACCATCAGGTTCGGCCGCCGGTGTCTATGCCACATATGATACGGCCTTGGCGGCCTTGATCACGGCCGCCGATGTAGCTGTGGGTGCAGCCGTCACTGCCATGGGCACTGCTACAACTGCTAGTTTAAACACTTCTTGGTACACCATGACCTCTCACAGCGCAAATGAAGACACGTTTCAAACACAAGCAAGCATTGACTACGCCACACTCACTGCTGGTGCTCAATTGCCTATCACTGCTTTTATTCCTTCCTTGTCTGGCTATGGCCAAGAAACACAAGAAGGCATGGCTGCTGAATTTTTGGAAGCCATTGCCAACACTGCCAACCAGTACGGCCAGGCCATGATAGGTGCGTTACGTGAGGGCCGTAACACTGCTGGTATTCAGGCTGTGAATTTGAAAATTGACAATGCAGTACCCAGTCTGCCTGATGCAGTACCGCCGCAGGCCACGCTGAGTAGCAGTGAATACACACCTGCAGAAGCCCGGGCACAAGTGCAAACCTAAAAGTAGTGCTTTTTTGCTACTTGACCAAAAATACTCCACATGCTATAATCACAGCATGAACCGGGTAAATCAACTTAAACACAAAGTATTACTGGCATACTATCGTACTAAGTTTACGGTGGCAGAATTGCTGGTGATTGCAGTGCTCACATTTTGGTTGACCAAAAATTCTGTTTTGTATATAATAGAGTTATTGTAGTAAAAAAGGAGCCAAAAATGACTGCACTGGTTGAATACACATTGGAACTGTACAAATCTGACAGACGTGTCAAAGAAGGCCGACGTCTTGTTGCAAAAGAAGAATTTGCTCCAGTGACCAGAGCCTATATCAGGGCCGTGATTGAATCCAAAACTAAATTGGGTTTTATTGTGGAACCCCATGAGACGTGGGTTACCAAACGCAACATGATGACTGGTAAGACCTACAAAGAGCGTTATGACACGCCTTACTTCTGCTCACCCTCGAGCGAAACTTTCTGGAGCATGTAAAATGGAATGTAGTTTAAGCAAAGGTCACCCCATTGCGACCCTTGAACAGGTTCGTGCCCATTACAAAGCCAACAGTATACGCATTAGAATACGCTATCGCGGACCGAGATATGACTCTCAACGAGGAACATGTTTGAAGAAACATGCTCGAACTTTTGCAGTGTATTTGAAGTAATACTTGAGTATTACCTTTTTGGTGGTTGACCAATAATTGCCAAAATGCTATAATATGAACATATTGTAACAAAAGGAGCCCGAAATGACATACGCAACAATCCAAGAAGTCAACACTGCCATCATGTTTGGCAATTTTACAAACGACCAACTCACCAGCATTGTGAGTGCGGTGCAGTATGCTCGTGCCCAGTTAGGCAAACAAAAGATCCGCACGTTCACCAAAGGTGACACAGTCAAGTTCACCAGTGCCAAGCGTGGTGGTCTTGTGGTACAAGGCACAGTGACAAAGGTTGCCATCAAGTATGTCACAGTCAAAGACGGTGTGATGCTGTGGAAGGTGCCTGCTAACATGTTGGAGGCTGCATAATGAATGAATGGATCTTGATTGTGGCCTTTATCAGCCCCGGCGGCAACTTCATAGACAAAGTGCCTGTGACCATGCCCACCAAAACTGCATGCGAGCGAGCAATCAAAACACTGCCCAAAAAAGGTGAGCACCCAATGGGTGTGCAGTATCGAGGCGTGTGTGTTACACAGGCACACTGGAATGGCACTGAGCCAATGAAAAATGTTCCACTTGATTAACGGAGAGAAACATGGGACTTGACATGTATGCATACGTGGCCGCAAAGGCAGGCCAGCAAGCAGAATTCTACGAAGGCTCAGAGTGGGATCCAGATCACAAAGAACATCGAAATCCCAATGTGAACAGGCCAAGAGAAATTACCTACTGGCGTAAGCATCCTAACCTGCATGGTTGGATGGCACAACTGTGGCTTCAACGTGAAGGCAATGCTCTAAGAGAAACAGACAACTTCAACGGCATTGAACTGGAACTCACAGCCGAGGACTTGGACAACTTGGAGCATGCAGTACAAAACGATCAACTGCCGGGCACATCAGGATTCTTTTTTGGAAATGATGCGGACGATTACTACAAGCCTAGCGATTTGAAATTCATCCAAGAAGCCCGTGCAGAAATGTTCCTGGGTTTGAAAGTATTCTATAACTCATCATGGTAACACTGTAAATATATGAATGACATTGACTTCACACACAAACAATTCAACGGTATCACTGTGGCAGCCCATCTGATAAGAGACTTAGAAGCATCTGACAGTCGCCGGCACAAAGAACGGGTGATTGAAAAAGCCTTGTTGGCCTCAAAGTTGGGCAGTGCCAATGCCCAGTGTTTTTTGTTCAACTGCTACCAAGCCTACAATCCCTACTACACATTCCATGTTAAACAAGTGCCCGAAAGTTCAGGC